CAAGTGCAACGAGGTGCTGGCTAAGCACTTCCCAGAAGCAACACAATTTACAGATGTGACTACGGTAAAGGGAGAGGATTTAATAAATGCAGGATTTAATCCAAGCACAGGAATTATTACAGGAGGATTTCCCTGCCAAGACCTCAGCGTCGCTGGCAAAAGGGCTGGTCTTGCTGGTGAAAGAAGCGGGTTATTCTGGGAAATTGCAAGACTTGTGGAAGAAACGCAAACAGAATACTTCGTCATCGAAAATGTCCCTGGTCTGCTTACCAGTAACAAAGGACGAGATTTTGGGGTCGTCGTTGGAACGATGGCCGACCTCGGGTATTCTATCGGGTGGCGGGTGCTTGATGCTCAACACTTCGGAGTACCCCAGCGCCGGCGCCGTGTCTTCATCGTTGGCAAACGTACTACAGACGGAACAAGTGTCGCAGAAATACTATTTAAGTCCGACAGCCTGCGAGGGGATCATACGCAGAGCCAACCGAAGAGGCAAGACGCTGCCACCAGTACTGCAAGAAGCTTTGGTCAGACAGGCTTTGCCAAATACTCCGAAGGAGTAACTACCCTTACTGCAACTTCCTACAAGAGACCGGAAGATAATGTTGTGGTACACAAAGAGTAGGCGGGCGCAGAATGTGGACGACTACGAGACTTGGGTGGAAGGTGGCGTTATGCCAACGTTAAATGCTTTTGATAATGGAGATGTAAGAACTACCGTACTGGTATTTACTTCATCTTCATTTGCACAATACACAGAAGGAGTAGGAACTTTGAGATCTAATGGCGGAGATTTAGGTGGAGGATCAAAAAGTTTGATAATCTCTTTTGATACACAGTTTGGTAGCAACGCCACCACCTTTGAGGATATGTCTCCGACACTCAAAGCTAGTCAGCAGCCACCTTCAGTAACTGGAACCTCAGTACGTCGGCTCACACCTTTAGAGTGTGAACGGCTGCAAGGTTTTCCTGACGGTTGGACAGAAGGCCAGTCTGATACCCAACGCTACAAGCAAATGGGCAACGCGGTTGCTGTGCCTGTTGTCGAATGGATCATAGGAAATATATGTGATACTCTTTAAGTACCTTCTCTCGGGACAGCAATACCACTAGCCCTCACCGTTAACCTCTTTCCGGTGGGGGTTAGTGCTTTCTAATCCAGTACTGCAGGTTCACCGCAAGCACGTCATACTCCCCGCTATGACGCAAGAGGAAGAGGTCAATGCCCGGCTTAGGGCGCTGGTGCATAGGGTAATGATCGCCCCAAGTGTAATCATCAAAGGCCATAATGCCGCCGGACTTTAGTAAAGGCCAGCTCAGTTCAGCATCGAGCAGCACACCTACGGTGGTGTGGTCTGCATCTACATAGATGAAGTCAAAGTACTCACCTAGTGGACGATCACAACCATATTGTGCAAGTAAATGATCAGTAGTAGTGCAACGATAAACGTTTATTTGTTTTTTATATTTAGATATTTTATTCAGGTATATCTTATAGACTTCATCAAAGTCTAAGTTCTTATGGCCTTCTTCATCGCTGCCTCGCCAAGTATCTACATCAGTAAGTTTTGAGTATCGGTCTGTAAGTATGTTCTCTAACATCCATACACTAGCATCTCCGGTGTATGCACCAAGTTGCAAGAAACGTAGAGCAGGATGTTCTGCTAGCGGGAGTAGATGTTGCTCAAAGTTAGGCTGAGCAGTCTGCTTAAACCAGTTCGGGTACTTCTCACCCGCCGTTGACATAGAACCCTGACCCGTTAAAGGTGATACCGCCTACTGCCCACACACGAGTCATCGAGTTGTGGCAGGTAGTGCAGACCGGTGCTACTGCATCATCGTGGATAGATCGCTCAACGCTGTAACTGCTCTTGCAGGTAGAGCACTCATAGTCATACGTCATATCTTTACCGCCTCATTTATATCTAAGTAACCTACTAACTTAGTAATCTTCTGGTTACGGGAAAACTCAGTAGTAGCTGGCATCCAATGGTTGACCCACTCTGGTTCTGGTAGATCCATTAGGTCAAAAGAATAGACCCCTTGCGGGGTCGAGTTGATGTAGTACGGGACTAAGTCTCGCTCTGCTGACTGCGTTATTAACTTGCGATACTTCATCTCTTCAATAAGCAGCGTCGGGTAATGGGTATGACGACACTTGAGTTCGATGTAGTGACCAGCAATCTTGCTGATGCAATCAAAGGAGTCATAGATACCAGGGCTGCGCTCTAGATCTGGATATAGATCAGCCTTTAAGTAGTCAAAGAGTTCTGCTTCTTTCATCGGAACGGGTTCTCCCCACCGAGGATCTCCTGCAACCGGCGCAGAGATGCTGTGCATCTGCGGTCAGCTGTAGATGTAGCACACTCTAGGTATTGTGCTACCTGTTGTAGCGTTGCGTTCTCGTGGTGACGCATACGAAGTATCACTTGATCCTCTTGCTCTAACTGCAAGAAGCCCTTCTTAATATCTATCAGCGAGGCTAGTAGGCCACCGCCTTCTGCCGGACTAGATGAACCACGTGGTTGCCCGTCGCGGATCATCTCCTGCACCTGCTCAATAACTGTGCCATCTATAACGGATGCAATAACAAACGGTAGTAGTTGACCAAGAGTAAAGGTTTCGTAATAGACTTCATCGTTGATCTGGTAACCAGCCTTGGCTGCCTTCTCCTTGCGAGCATAGCGTTCTGCTACGCGTCGCATCTGCCAAGCAATACGCTTCTCGTTATGTTTAATATCTTCTTCATCTGGAACGCTCATCAGTTCTGCGATCCACTCTTCACGTGAGATAGCCCAAGCCATACACTCTTGTACTAGATCTTCACGTTCGACGTAAGACTTATAGCGACGGTGAAGTGTGTATGCCACGCTAGGCGCTAGGTCATAGACAACTGGATGCAGCTCAGTCACAGTCAACTTCCGGAACTGAAGGCCAGACGCCATCTAGAACCATTAGTGCAATAGCAGAGTAGTTAAGTAAGTCAATGAACGAGTCACGCAGACTCTCGTTCTCTGGTAGCGCACCGCTATCAATTAGATGATTGATGCGTGCAGTCTTATCGTGCATACGCACACGTAGCCCGTTAAGCGGGCCACCGGGGGACAAAGATATATTGGTTGGGCCGTAGTCTCTATGCTTCTTTAGGAGTAGATTACCTGCGCTATCTAGGATCTCCCACATATCAGCAGCGAACTGGTTCACCTTGTTCTCATTGGACGTATTAACAGCGTCTCCTTGCTTATGTCCTCGGAAAGGATTTGAAAGCCCATACGCTGCATAGTCTGTATTATCTGTAGCCATTCGTCTCTACTCACCCTTCTCACCGACTAACAAAGCTCTCGTAGCGTCTGCTCCGTAGGCTAAGTAGTAGTCATTTATATCCATACCAGGTGGTAGTGTAACAATAACTGAGTTTAATATCTCATTAGCGACACGCTTGGAGAACTCTGCTCCAGGGTTAGACCCATCTTCTTTAACGTCGTTATCGCCAACAACATAAACCGTATCGTAGCCATTAAATAACTTAGGAAAGTGTGGCTTCCAAGCCTGCACACCGGGGACTCCGACTGCTGGAATACCAAGGACACCGCTAGTAATTACTGCATCTAACTCGCCTTCGCAGATAACGATATAAGGCGACATCTCTAGGATATCTATAACGTTATACAGGTGAGCCTTCTGCCCAGTAGGTGAACCATACTTAGGTTTGCCATCGTCAATGCGACGGAACTTAAAGCCTACGCAACTGCCACCGGCGGTGATGTACGGGATAGAGATCCAACCCTCATACATCTCGTGTCCGTTATGCGGACTGGTGACTGTGCCTAACTCAAAGCGTGCAGCAACCTCTTCAGATATTCCACGTTCTGCTAGCGCGACGAGAACCTCTGGACTTATCTCCTGTGCGTATCGCTGCGCCGCTTCCAGCAGCAATTTCGATTGCGCGTTTGAGGCCATCGTTAAACTCCATATTCTCTAGTATGCACACTAAGTTCGCAGCGTTACCGCCTTTGCCGCAAGTGTGGCAGAAATATAAATTGTCATACGTATTTATTACAGCTGACCTACGGGAGTCGCTGTGCAGGCAGCATCGAACAGAGACTGCCTTGCCCTCTCTTACTTCACCTCCATAGTGCGAGACTATCGCTCCTATGGGGATTGAGTTTGCATCAACGGAACCTTTGAACCTGCCCGCTTTACGAGTCCTGCTCCAGTCTTGTGCTGGCATACACACCCCTTATCGTCGCACTTCTGGTGCCAATGTGAAGCACGTTTGAAATGATTGACCGAGTTCTCTTCTCCGGCTTTAAGACATTGTGAGCAGATCACTCTTCTACTACTTCCTCATCAAGTGTGAACTCTTCAGTTGCTGGCTCTGCGTCAGCAGTCTTGATTGCTTCTTCTAGTGGGGTTGCATCCCACGTTTCTGTGCTTGTGATTTCTCCGCCTGGTACTGGCATTTATTTAACCTTTCTAATTGAGTACAGTTCACCGTCAACGACGATGACAGTTTGCTTAACTTCACCTTTTACATTTACTAAGATACCTGCGTCAACCAATACGTTTTTAAACGTAGCGATTTCACTTTGCAGTCTTTCGATCTGCCACTTCCAAGCAACGTTAGCCTCAAAGTTCTGGACCTGTCTTATTAGTTCTTCTTTAGTGCTTCTCATTCTTCTCCTTCAACCACTGGGTTAAGTCTTGGATTACCCAAGCCTTGTCTATCGAAGCGTTGCGACGCTTAACTATGACGTAAGACAAGGGAACTTCCCCGATTCCACGAGCCTTTGCATAGTTAAGCGCCTCAACCTGTGCTTCACTCCAGAACTCAGGCAGGTTGATTGCCTTTCTGTTCTTGAGTTCTAGTATGTATGTCTTCCCACTTACGATACATACCAGATCTCCCTCGTCGTTAGCGCCAGCCTTGGTGAGTCGTTCAGCTAGCACTCCGACCGAACGGAGAAACTTCATTACATCAGTCTCAAACTGAGCGCCTTTGCGCCCGTTAGGGTTTGCCATCTTTACCTGTGTCATAGACGGCATTGCCGTCCTCATCTACTGTTACCTTCAAGATACCTAACTCGATAAGTACCAGTATCAGATTACGCATATCATTACGTAACTGTTTGATTTCATTCTTTACATATTGTAATTCAGTATTAGCCATTGACTACGTAGTTCCCTTGATATCCGGTCATTGCATCGTTTTTAATCATAACACCCCACGCATCCTTATCTGATATCTGACAGGCTGCATAGTTTACAAAGAGCGTAGCGTAGTCAGAAGCATCTGCAGTGTGTGGCCCAAAGCGGTTCTTTACTGCAGCAACGCAAAGAACTGCTTGGTTTGGATCATACCCAAGGGTCAGTATCAGGGCTGGTAATTGACTTACCTTGCCGTGAATAGCACGGCGAGCAGGTGGCTTTGACGGTGAGCCATACTCGCTTTGCTCGCTAACGTGGTGCAGTACCAGTACGCAGGCTTCTGTCTTACGTGCCATATCGTGCAACTCCATCATAATTGCACGCAGGCCAGCCCACTCGTTCTCAGTTTCTGCTGCCACGTTCATTAAGTTATCAATGACAATTAACTCAGGAGCTATTCCGTATAACTCCACATACGCTTTGATCTCTAACTCGATGTCATCTAGTGACGGTGACGAGTCAAAGACCCACTTGATATGGTTGAGTTTGCCAAAGTGGTTGTCGTAGTAGTGACTGTTCTTAGACAGGTTCATTTCTACTGTGACTTGTGAATGACCGGACGCTGCTGCAGCGGCTCGCATCATTACAGTTGTGGTATCAGTATCGGCAGAGAAGAATAGAGTTGGCACCTTTGCCTTCATTGCATAAATAAGAGCAAACATACTCTTACCAGCGTTAGGCGCAGCTGCCACCATACAGACTTGTCCTCGCCGGAACTTAATCTGCTTGGCAGATAGTGCGTGCCACACGTCAGGTAGTGGCGTTGCTTTAGTAAGCACACCACTCCAAGCACGTGATAGGTCAAGCAACGTCTGACTCCTTCAATGTAATATTCTTTTGACGACGAAGAGTTCGTCGCTCATTCTCTGTAAGACCGCCCCATATTCCGAAGCGTTCTTTGTTTATTCCCCACTCTGCACATTCGCTACGATGTAGGCAACTTCTGCAAATAGACTTAGCCATTAGCATTTCAACAGAGTTACTTGATCCATCTGATTTCTCAGGAAACCAGAAGTCGCCACCTACCTGAGCGCAAGCAGGGTTCTCATAGAACCTTGGCTCGCGCATCGAGTTATCGGATCCAGATAGTGTCGCACTTGTCTGTTGCACCCTTTGGTGCAGCACACATATAGCCCTTCCAAGGTCCACGAGCTGATGTACCAGAACGAAGTGCCATTACTCCGTGACGGCATTGTTGATCTCCACCGGTAGGTGCAGGAGCAGCAACTGGTGTTGCATTAAATGCTGCAGCAACTGCTGCAACTGTTGGTGCTGGTGCAGCCACTGGTGCAGGTGCTACGCCACCAGTAAGTTCGTGACCAGTTGATCGAATGTTAAGTGCGTTCATAGCAAGGTCTGCTAATCCGCTTTCAAGTTCTGTAACGCTTGTTGCGTACAGGTTGATAAGAGTTCCGTCGGCTAACTTGTAGTTAATCTGGAACTTAGTTGTGTCCGGTGCTGACATATTACTTTCCTCCACTTGGTTTGATGTTTAATCTAATAGACTCTTTGCCAACTGTCTTTGGTACAAAGCCTAATAGTTTCTCTACTTGTGTTGCATCAACTGTCTCACGGCCTTTAACCGTTGTCCAACTGATCTGAATACCACTAGCAGTAACGCCAGTAGTTCCCTCGAAGGATGACTTCAAGGAATCCTTCTCTTTTTCCAACTCTTTGATCTTCTCGTCTAACTGTAGATACTTCAGTGCGTGGTTGTCAATTTCTGCGTCCTCAATCACGACTTCACTAAGGACGATACGTTCTTTTATTAGACCTACGCAACCCATCTCTCCAGATGCGTCGTAGTACTGGCAGTAGTTCTTGCAGAAGGACTCATCCTTCTCCGGTGCTGGTGCCTCTGTCAAGTTCTTAACGTTAGCCAACCACTGCAGCGCCTCTAGCGCTGAGACTTCATCGTAAGGTTCTGTGTGTACCTTGACATCCTTCTCGCTACCATCACGTGCAATCGCTACTAGGTTAACTGTCTTAACTTCATAGCCATTCTTAGATAGCAAGTAGCCATAGACCTGCACCTGCCAGCGCTGTTGCGCTGACGGGAAGTATGAAAGGTTCTTAACCTTAGATGTCTTCCAGTCAATGACTGCACCGATACCCGGTACGAATAAGTCAACGTGTGCTTTCATATCACCGTACTCAACTGCAGTCTCGACTAAGTAATCCTTACCTTCTGGATCCAGTGTTGTGATTGCATCTTCGATAGCTGCGTGAATAGCAGTACCCATAATTGCAGCCAACTTAGACTGGTTCTCGTTAGTCTCTGGCTGTGCGTTAAGTCGGTACCAGACCTTACGACGGCAGCCACCGATCTCTGATGGACCAACCTGTGTCTGCTTGCTACGGTCACGACCTGCATCTTTAGAGTGCAGTACGTGCAGTAGTAATTCCTTTGGATCCTCAATCGCCATCGTTTAACTCCTTATCAAGTTTATCTAAATACTTCATAAAGTTTTCTCCAACAAGTTCTACTATTTTATTGCCACATTCCCAGCAGATAATTTCGTCAGCCCATTCAAAATCTTCGTGGACTTTCCTTACTTCATTATGATTGCGACAAAGCCCTCTCAATGTAGATCCTTATAAATAAATTGAATAATGGTGATGTGACAACTCGACAAGTAACCAGCCGTTAGTCCTCGGCTTAATTGCCACATTCTTACCTGACTTACGACCATTATTCTAACTCCTTCTCAATAGCGTCTTTAATTACATTAGATAAAGACAAAACACCTTGATTAAACTCTTCGTTAGCACGTACTTGTCCATCATCGTATCCTTGTAAAATTTCCACTACTGCACGCAGTGCAGCATAAGGCGTCTCTAGTGTGCGACTTTCCCTGTAATTCTTGCTGGCGATATTTGCTAGCAGTTCTTCGTATGTCATCTGTTATCTCTCTTCGTTAACCAATAGTCGAAAGCATAAGCCCCGACAAAGCCAATTAGCAAACCGAACCAAAAGCCAATCATTATTCCCAACCTCTCTGCTGTGACTCCAACTGTATTGGAGGACAGGTATTTATATCAAGTACAGACGCGATCTTTACTGCTCTTTCTGCAATTACCTTTGCCATCAGCAAGCTCTTGTACGAACTAGGCTTGAGCGAGTACAGGTAGCCCAGTGCGTATGGCCCACCACTACCTGCCGTGAAGAGTCCGTTCTCACTACCGTTAAAGGAAAGATCTGGGCCGATAGAAAATAGATACGAGTCGAACGCTAATAGGTAGCAGAAGTTTGCTTCCTTATCGTTTGGCTCATACCCATTCTCTTTGAACGCATTGTAGATACTAGGTATGACAGTCTTACCCATCCACGTCACCGGATCCTGAGACTTGTACATCGGTGGCTTCCAGTTATAGATCAGGATATCTCCTGGGCGTGAGTCACCGGTTACACCTAACAGGTACTTACCCTTGCGTACAATCTTGGGCGTCTGCGTACTAATGATGCGCTGGTCGCCATCGGTCACTTGCGAATCTGCGCCCATCACAACGAAGTCAGGGCCTTGCACAGCTACTAATGTTGTCATAGGCCAAGTATAACACGGCGTGTCTCATTTCACATTACTAGGTTGAGTATGTGTATAATACGAACGTAAGTGAGTAACGGTAAGCGGCCCCTGTCGGGGCCGAGGCGTAGCCGAGAGGCGACTGACCACAGGAAGGAGCCGTGCCGGGCAATGCGGTTCCACCCCTTTGTAATGCCTAAAATCAAGCGCCTATTCAGGCGCACAGAATACCTCTCAAAACCGTTTGGAAGCGATCTGAGGGCCTTTGGGCCTGTCCACGTCTGTCCGTGTGGGTCGCAGGTCTTTAACGTTATGGCGACCTTTGAAGACTATGAACTGGTCTGGTACTTCCTAGATGCAACCTGTGTTAACTGCGGGAACCTAGTAACTGTTCCTTGTCCGGTGGACAAAGAGGCATAAAAAAAGAAGCCCCCCACCCAGGATTTCTCCTGAGCAGGGGGCTATTGCCTCGCGCTTATGGGTTAATTACTTAGACCCACGACCAAACTCTGTAGCCTTTGGATCTAGTGCCTTTAGCACTGGACCAGCAACTGCAGCTAGTGCTGCATAGCCGAGCTTCTTTGGATCTGTTTCTCCTGCTAAGTAGAGAGCAATCACTGCTGCTACTCCCGCACGAAGATATGTTGCGAGTACTGCTTTTGTCTTTGCGTTCATTTGGCTTCCTTCTTCTTAGGTAAAGGCTTAGGTAAGTTAGCCTTTACTTTATTGATTGCCTTTGCCTTTGGAACCCAAGGGAACCAAGGGGAGGTGTCATCTCCACATCCGTCTTTGATCGAGATATGGAGATGCTTGTTGTGCTGATTGATACCGGTGTAAACGTGCTCACCAGTTTTGGCTGTCCAAATCTTGCCCTTAAAAATTAAGTACTTAACACGTGGATCTTTCTGCAACTCTGAATAGATAACAGAGCAGTTAACTCCCTTAGATGGGTCGTTAGTTAGATCTACTGCAAACCCTGAGTTGTGGTCAGAGTTTGGGTTCTGGTGTACGTGTGCCTTAGATGGCAATAAACCATCGCTTGCCTTCTTGCGCTTAGGCCAGTGGGCTGTTGCTTGACGCAGTACTGCAATAGCAGCAGGCGTAGCACGCTTTGCTAATGGGATCATTACTTCTCCGCTATCAACTTGTAGAGGTCGTCAATGCGATCCTCTAATCTTTTGACGGAATCTTTGAGACTGCTGCCACCGTTGGGCTTAAGTTCATTTAAGTAATGTTTTACTAACCATCTAATAGATGCAGCAACACCTCCGATAATTGTTATTACTGATACTGCTACTGTTGCATAGTCTTGTAGTTGCATTAGACCGTCCGGATCGTGTTATAGGTTTCAAGTATTTCTAAAGCCCATTTAACTTTATCTTCTACTCGTTGCCCGTATGGTTGGCTAGTTGACCAGAGTTCAAGGTTTTCAATTCTGTTGTCTGCCCGATCTCCGTTTTTATGATGTACTGATTCGTGTGATAGTAAAGGTCTTCCTAAGTGTTGTTCCATTACTTCTCTGTGAACTTTTATTGATTTGTTATTCTTCTTGTAAACCATATAACCATTAGAATCTGGTATAGGTTTATATGCAGGTTCCAATGGTTTTTCTATTTGTAAGTCACCAGTGTTTTTAAGTCTATTAATATGACCCGTGCAATAACCTAAACCTTTGTGAACTTTTTTACAGGATTCAATAGAGCACATCTTTACCCTGCTTTTTCTTACTCTTAAAAGTTTTCCTGATTTGAGTAAATGCTCATAATGTGACGAGCAATAATTTCTTGCCTTTATTGGTTTTTGGCAGTTTTCTATTTGACACATATCACACGGTTCTTATCGTCACTAGTAACAAGCCACCATAACCACTGAACCTTTTATCAGTTGGTGTCTTGTTGATGAAATCCATCTCTTCGATAAGTCCAATATAAGATTCACCAGTTCTGAAGTCTTCGACCTTGATGGTATCGCCAGCATTTTCTACTGACTCTAGCTGTGACATACGGTCATAGGCTGCACCTTCGTAACCTACTTCGTTGCCGAACTTATCCATCTCACGGTCATAACACATCACTGGGTATTGGATTAGTCGTTGACGTGGAATAGCAGGGAGTGCCTTGATCTGATAGCCAGTAAATAGCGGGCCAACAGCAGGGTTAGTTGATGAACGGTTAAAGATAAACTTAAAGCCAAGGTATTGTTGAGAACCGGTTGGGTAGTTGATGTTAACTTCAGGGACGTTATCGCCCTGAGCAAAGGTACCGATTGTGTACTCAGTACCAGTAGAGGTAACAGACTGGATGCTGAAAGCACCGTCAGTAGTATCTACTCGACCTTGGAGTAACTTAAAGATCTTGTTTTCCAAAGTGTTGTAGCGTACAAAGCCAGTCTGTAGGTAGCCAGTTTCTAGTACTTCGGTAGCAGACTGAATGTAGACAGTTCCATCAGAACCGTTACCAGCGTTGCAAAATGCAAGGCGTGCAGTGTCACCCATAAAGGAACTTGCTGTGGTGTAGTGGCCTAGAGTGTCATCAGGATCATATAGATCAAAAGCGTAAGCAAAGATAAGCGGGCTGATCTCAGTACCAAGGTTTACACGAGTAACACCTACTTGGCCTTCAACGCCTGTTGTGGCCCAGATGTACTTGTCTCTGAAAGAGAAGTCATATACCGGCTGATCTGTTTCAAACAGTAGTGGGCCGTAGGCAATCGAACCATCTTGGTCTGATACCTGAGCAATACGCATACCTTGGTTTGTGCCGATAGCCATATAGCCGAGGTAGTACGAAACCTTAAATGTTGTTTCACCGACTGGCAGTTCAGCTGCTGTGATAGCGCTAGTCAGGGTAGGCATAGCACCGGTTGTTTCCAGTGTGAACTTATAGATGTTTGACTGGATGCCGCTGTAGCCAGAGATGTAGATAGCAGCACCGCTTGAAGTGATGCTAGTAAAGATATGATCTGGGTCGTTGTGTGAATAGACCGCAGTAGGCAAAGTTGTAGCGCTGGTTGAGAACTCATACACCTTGTCGTTAACGCACATAATGATACGTTCTTTGGTGTACTCGATTACCGCGTTAGTTACAGTAATACCGTTAGCGCTAATCATTAAAGTAGGCGATACAGAACTATCGTCAGATAGTAGTTTCTTATAGACTCTTAACCTTGGAGTTCCAGCATTAAGCACATTGGTAACCCAATAAGCATAAACGCCATCATCGCAGATGGCATAGACTGGATAGTCAGATCCTGAGTTGTAATCAATGAAGTGAAGAATCTCGGCTACGCCAGTACCTACTGGACTAACCGCAGTTGAAGTTACGTTTGCAGCAGTCTTAGCGTAGGTAAAGGTGGTTGTAGTTGGTACGCCAGTGATGGTGTAGTCGCCGTTAAAGGTGGCATCTACGCCAGTAATGGTGAGTTCCATACCAGTAGATAGACCGTGTGCTGCTGTAGTAGTCAGCGTTGCCACGTTGCTAGTCAGCGCCTTGTTGTTAATGGATACGGTAATAGCAGGAAAGATCTTGTCTACGTCGTATTCATCAGATAGCAGTACACCGTTGTAAGTATTGCTGTTCTTATCCCATTGAATAGAACGCATCATCTGCCAAGGGCGACCATCTGTGCGGATACCACCAGTAGTTATATGTTGGCTATCGCACTTAGGTAGCAGTGTTGCCTGTCCTTTAGTCCAGACATCCATACCCTTTGACTCTGTGTACTGGAAGCGCAGTGACTCATCCTGTGCTGGTTCAAAGAACTTAATGCCTTGACCAAAGTGGAATGAAGACTGTGAACGTAGCCACCAACCAGTGAGCGTCTGCTCACCCGGTTCACGGGTAGTATCAAGCTGTTGCTTGCGGTACTGCGCCGTAACTCGACGGTATGGGTTCTCATCTAACGGAGTAATAAAGAACGGCAGACCTGCGATTGCAACATCGTAGGCGTAGCCACTAGGTGTGTAAGTGGCCCCTGCAGGGTTGGAAAGGGTAAGGGGCAAGCCCTCGCTGATATCAGACCCATAGGCCATTACTTACTCCTTAGTATATTTGTTCTTCTACTTCGTCAACTGCATCATCTATGTCTTTAACTATTGGTATTAAATCTTCAATCCAGGTCAACATTATATTTTCTAATATAATCAAGAGCTGAATTTATGTATTCAGGATTATCTTTTAAAAAACCAATAGCAGAATTGCAATTTCTGCATAATAAGCCTCTTACACATTTGCCACAAGAATTTTCTCCAGGGCAACAATTATGATCGTGATCCACATAGAAATATGAGTAATCAATTTCTTTTGTTTCACATATTGCACAACCATCATTCTGAAGTTTTAACATTTCTTTATACTCTTCTAAACTTATGCCGTATTTGTGCTTTAATTTAGAATTTTTAATTGATTCTGGGTTTGCTTTACGCCAAGCATTATTTTTAACGCTTTGCTTTTTCTTTACTTCAGGGCGTTGATTATACTCACGTTTATACGCTTGTATCTTTTCACGTTCTTCCGGAATATCCCAGTAGTTTTTTCTTGTAGCCATTATCTTTTACTTAGATAGTGCTGCGATTTCGTCAGCAGTTAGTCCGAGTGCTGCCAACTTAGCCTGACCTGATGCCTTGGCTTCTGCTGCTGCAGTTGCTGCTGCTTCACGCTCTGCTTGTTCTGCTGCAAATGCTGCTGCACTTGCTTCATTTTGTGCAATTTCTTCTGCAGTTAATGGGCGTTCTGTTACTTCGCCTGTCTCGCAGTTTACTTCGATTGCTGTTGGTGTTGTCATTTATATCTCCTTATGATTTGGATATGCCGTAAAGTGAAGCAGATGAGTATTGTGCAAGGGTATTAGACCCAAAAGATAAAGTTATAGATGTTACAGCAGAAGTTACTGTACTAAATAATCCATAGGCTAATTGAGCATATGTGGTAGTTGCATTTTTTTCCATAACGTGATCCAAAGAACATATTTTAGCATCGGATGTTGTGTAGTTAGGAAGATAAAGTTCGCCACTAGTAAAAGTATTGGCTGTATCTCCAGTTCCAGGTATGTAATCAATTCTGAAACTACCGCCTACGTCATAAGAACTGGCGGAAGTACCGCTACCAATAAGAGTTTTTGTTACTCCTGCTGTTGAATTAAGTTGAATGAAACCATAATCCACTGAAGGATAGCTTCCCAATTTAAGGGTAAACTTAAGAATTAAATCTGTATAAGTAGCAGGAATACTACTAAAAGAAATAGTAGAAGCGCCACCAGCGCCAACAGTTACAGTGTTGCCAATTTTAAGAAATGTAGCCATTATGCCGCCTTAATTCCGTAAATAGTGATGGTAGAACCAGTAGCCCAGTTATATGCTAAAAATTGGATCGAAGTTATAGCGGCGGTGCTTCTCCACAGATTTATATCAGTATTAACATATCTTCTACCGCCACCGCGAGTAAGCAATGTTTTGAATGTTGTCGTATTTGTGTAATTTAGAATATGTCCGTGAATTGCAGCAGTGCCATCTGATACACCTGACAACATATAAGCTATGTTACTGCCTCTAAAACTACCAGCACTGCCTCCATCACCATACAAATCTGTCCAAGAATAGTTGCTTCCAGTATCGCCATTAAATTGCATATTTGTATTAACTCCAGAAATTGTTGGAGTGTATATTACATAATGAATGTCTGTATATGTTTGAGGAATACTGGTAAAGTTTACGGTGGTAGGGGATCCACCTGCAACAGTTGCAGTTGCTATCGGTTCGTAAGTTTTTGGCATAATTATTTAATCCCATACAGAGCGAAAGAAGAGTATTGAACGAAGTTGGCTGATCCAGTTTGAGCGTAAAAGGTCATAGAAGAAATTGCTGAAGTACTAGACCATAGACCGCTAGTATATTTTAACTCGCTACCTAATGCAGTATTATCCTCTGAACCGCCTAAAAATCTTAAAGTCTTATATTTGTTGGTTGACGCATAATCTAAAATATCCCAAACGCCAGCAGCAAATACATTGGCTGTTGCATTTGCCGCGGAGTTAATTCCTGATCTGCTGTAGGTTTCTCCTGTATCTGCTAAAGCACCTACTGTACTGTTGTAACCGTAAAGTATGTGGCGAGTGTAATTAGCGCCAGAGTCAGAATTAAAGCGAACGGCTAGCGAGTCAGTAACATCTGCTCGGTTGCATCGTGAGATGTATCGAATCTGAAGGTGTGAGTAAGTGCTAGGAATACTGCTAAAAGTAATTGTGTTTGACCCACCAGCTCCAACGGTTACGGTTGCTATTGACTCAAAATCACCAACAGCACGCGGATAATTTTGAGATGCCAAAATGCCTAAGATTGGACTCACGCTAGGTCACCCACAATCAAGAACGTATTGCTTGCTGTGCAGATTACAGTTCCTGCAGAGTAACGTGCTCTCAAAATTGGAGCAGCCGCAGACGCACCGGTTGATGTAATAGTCACGCCAGCACCTGCTGCAAAAGATGTAAGTCCTACTCCGATAGATGCCACGTTAATCTGTTGACCTGCAGTAAAGACTGAAGGTGGAACAGTCACTGTTATTGCAGAAGCATTGGATGTTGTAACCAACTTGTTTTCAGCATCTGCTGCTACCAAGGTATACGTGGTACCAGTTTGAGCGTTAAAGGCAAGAGCAGCACTAGCACTCGTTGTGCCGCCTACTAAATTAACCGCCATTTAGTTTCCTTCCGATCCGAACGCACTAAAGGATGATGTTCCTGTAGTCGAGTAAATTGTAATAACATCTGTGTTTGCCAAGGTAATACCAGAAGTGATCGCTAGTAACGAACCGCTAGGTACCTGTATGCCGTAGGCGATATAGTGTTGATTGGCAAGAGTTGCACCTGCAGGGCGCACTGCGATACGAATGGTATCTGCTGCCCCACCAGTATTGGTTACGTTCAGCGTAGATACAATCGTTGCATTAGTTGCTGTATACAACGTAGTTGCAGTTGTTGCCGAAGGCGCTGATTGCGCTAAGACTTTATACGTTGCCATTAGGATAGGTCCCCGATCACTGTGAAGTTGTTGCTTGAGGTGCAGATAATTGTGGCAGCTGAGTATTGCGCCCGTAGTTTAGGTGCGGTTGATGTTGCACCGGTTGAAGTCAGCACAGTAGTTCCGTCAGAGGCGATACTGACTTGGCCTGCACCGATCTGCTGGATGTTGATCTGCTGGCCTGTAGTAAAGATACCGTTAGGTACAGTCAATGTAATAGCGCTAGCGTTGCTTAGCGTTACCAGTTTGTTAACATCGCCTGCTACTAGAGTGTAGGTAGTACCAGTCTGGGCGTTGAAAGTTAAGTTAACATCAGTAGGCGTGGCCCACTTGAGTCCAGTTGCTGTGGTTGAGTCAGCGGTAAGTATCTGGTTGTTGCTTCCGATACCCAATCGAGCGGGTGTAGCGCTAGCAGTAGCGGCGATGATATCGCCCTTAGTTGTAACCAAAGACTTTGGAATTGCAGCATCTGCTGTAGCAACTCCTGCTGTAAAGAATGTTGCGTCATCTCCAGTAAAGACGTGCTTTGCTGTGGCACCTGCTGTGTGACTAATACCAGATGTGCCAGCCTGAGCGCGGACTACAGTAAGCGTATCTCCAGAGATAGCGGTGACCGCTACGATTTCTTCGTTCTGCGTATCCACATCTAGTGCGATAAGGAACTGATCTACGTTACCTGCGGCAAGGGATACACCACCCATAAGCGATGAACCAGTACCAGCAGCAACAGTGACAGTTACGGCACTGTTAGATATTGTTGCAGCAAGCGTTGTTGCTACTGAGGTGGTGCTATATTTTCTGGTCACTTACTTGCCTCACTTTGTATAATGTAAACGGATGGGAAACTTGTCTGAAAGTTTGAGTGACTCGTCATTAAGGCGCTGGTTGTATAGCGCGTAGATGTAACGAGATGAGTTAGCACCAGCAGATCCTGGAACCTTGCTATCTGCTAGATCTGCTTCAGCAGATGTCAAGTTGATACGACCTGGATCTACGTATGAAAGCAGACGATAGGCCGCACCGAGAGTAATAACATCGCGGCAAGAATCTGGTAGACCTGTTACATCTGCAAAGTCATCAGTGTTGGCATCCATCGTAGATGGGTTTGCTGCATACCAGACCTGAACGGTACGTCCCGGTTGAATGTTCTCGTAGATGTTCACAGTCTTCTGTGAGTTAAAGGTTGCTGTGTTTGCCATCAAGTCTTGGCGCCAGCGGTTAATAGGCAGCCATTCTCTAGATGAACCAGTTGTCTGCCAAGACATATAGATAACATTCTGGCAATCATCTGGCAGGGCGTATGTAGTCTGGCTTGCGTTAAAGGTAAAGGTAGTTGAGTAGATAGCCCACAACTTAGGATAGACAGAGTTGATTGTGTCGTTGATCGCTTGCTTAATCATTGTGCGAGGAAACGTTGGGCTTAGTACAACCTGTGAGTACTGGCTGTGTGGTGCAGGGCTTGTGTTCTGGTAACCACGACCAAAGCCTGGAGCAGCGTTAAGAGTGTTATTAGCCTTTACAAAGTTATCAATCCAGATGAGTTCATCATCAATCTCGATAATACCTTTAGCAAGGTTGTCAGCTGAACCGACTTGTATTGCTAGGTCGGTAGTGTTAATCGCTGAGTCGAGATAGGTAATGCGGTCTTGGCGCAGGGTGTATCCGGCGAGGGAAGATCTAACTTCCTGAACCATTGAATCAAGTGTTGCCATCTTTTACCTTTTCCTCATAGAAGCGAAGATTGTTTACTAAACGTTCTTCGTTTGGACTTATCTCTACTGCTTTCCTACCGTGTACTACTGCTGTTTGAAAATCGCCTAACTGCCAAGCACTGACCGCTATTAGGTCATCTGCCATTGGACCCCACGCCCAAGACTCTGCTAAGAAAGACATTGGCTTAGTGTTGTATTCCAACGCCTTCTTAGATACTAGGAAGCACTCATCCCACTTCTTATTAACGTAGTAATAATTAGCAAGGGCTAAGATTGATTCCCGACTTGGGTATTCTTCAGTTCCCCGCATCAACCATTCCTCTGCGTTGCGTGGATCAGACTTAGATAAGATTCTGCACGCTGCGCTTTTTTCTTCTGGAAAGATTGATATCTCTAAATACTTCTTCAGACTTTCTGTGGACTCCTTGTACTGCTGGTGGTATGACTGCTCCCGACCAAGGTAGTACAAGTTTCTAGCATCTGGGTTCTCACGAACTGCAGCCTCTAGTAAATCTAAATACTGCGCCCTTGATTTAGTTTTATCCTGCAAGTGGTGAGTTTCAAAGTTATCTATTCTTGCTTTGACTTCTTCTCGTTCTTCATACCACTCAGGTACTTCGTGGATTGGATACTTCCATCTAATACCTTGACGGCGGTGTACCTTAAAGCCATCAAACTCTGAAGCTACTGAACCGTTTTCGTTAAAGGCTTCGATACGCCGATACGATGGGCGATCAATACCTTCTGCAAATGCTTTCTCTAAAGCATCCCGCCAGCCCGGTGTAAGTACTTCATCTACATCTAGGGCTACGCAGTAGTCGGCATCTGCCGGTACTAAAGCCAGCGATGCGTTCCGAGCATCGTCGAATCTAAATGGCGAAACACTAATCGGGATAACCGTAATGCCAAGACTTCGTGCAATCTCAACGGTTTTATCTGTTGATCCTGTATCGGCAAGGAGGTGGTAGTCTGCTTCCTTAGTGGAGTTATACCAACGCTCAACGTGCTTTTCCTCATTCTTACTTATAGTGTAGATAGCAATTTTCATTGCTCTAGTTTACATTCCACCTAGCATTAAAATATCGGGAAGCGCTGTTGCGCTTGCGCCAGTTGCACCTGTTGGTCCAGTTGCACCAGTAGGTCCGGCAGGTCCAGTAGGGCCTGTTGCTCCCGTTGCTCCTGTACTTCCTGTAGCACCCGTAGGTCCAGTATCTCCTGTTGCACCCGTTGCCCCTGTTGCTCCCGTTGGCCCTGTTGGTCCAGGCACTGTAGAAGCAGCGCCTGTAGCCCCTGTAGGGCCTGTAGGACCCGTATCACCAGTTGCCCCAGTACTTCCTGTAGGTCCAGTCGGACCAGTTGCTCCTGTGGCACCTATTAAACCTTGTGGACCTATTGGTCCTGTATCACCTGTAGCACCTGTAGCGCCAGTGGCGCCTGTGGCTCCAGTGGCTCCTGTATTACCAGTTGGACCAGTTGGTCCTACGGCTCCAGTGGCCCCTGTTGGACCAGTCGGTCCAGTCGCTCCCGTACTTCCTGTAGGACCTGTAGGTCCTTGTGCTCCTGTTGCTCCAGTAGCGCCCGTAGCTCCTGTGCTTCCAGTGGGTCCAGTGGATCCTTGTGGGCCAGTTGATCCTGTCGCTCCAGTTGCACCTGTCGCACCTGTTGGCCCTGTTGGGCCAGTATCTCCAGTTGCACCAGTAGGCCCAGTGCTACCAGTAGCACCAGTGGCACCAGTGGCACCAGTAGCGCCAGTATTACCTGTAGCACCTGTTGCTCCTATCGGTCCGGTAGGTCCCGCAGGTCCGGTTGGACCTGTAGCACCTTGACCACCTTGTGGTCCTTGATCTGCTGCGAAGGTTACTGAGACTTGTGGAGTAATGGATTCGATAACAATTATTGTCTCGCTCATACAGTCACCCCAGGAGTCACGATAAATTTACCTTCTAAAATTCTTGTTACTGTCACACCTGATGTAAGGATCAGGTCATAGACGTAACGGTTTGGCGTAATGTTTGTATCAGTTGCGGAGAAGGAAACTGTTACTCGACCTGCATCGTTATTAAGAACGATCTTGCCATTGGCAGTTGTTGCAAGAAGCGTGGTACTTGTTGAATTGCTAAACGGTCTTACAGTCATAGTAGCGCTGTAACCGTTTAGGTTCCAAGGAGTTGAGTCATCTTGAATGACGAACTGAAATGTGAATGTAGTTGCTTGATCGCAGACTAAGTTATATTTCGCACTCAAGAGCTGAGTCCTTGGAGAGCAGCGTTTGCAGTGAGGCCAGTAGTACCAGCGATGTAATTACATACGCCGCTGTAATCAAGGTGGGTGTTCGCACTGCCCGAAATACCCGCAATATCATTTAGAACTCCTACTGTGTCTGTGTGCTTTGTGGTTACTCCACGTGCCACAGCCCAAGCACGGGCTGCGCCTGCTTCATCTAGATAAGATGAGATTGGTGGGTAGGTGCCGCCATTAGCGAGTCTATTAAGTTCTGCTACCAGTGTTGATCCCGGTGTTCCTGTTGGCACCTATCTACCTCACTTCTTCTTTTTGCGAGCTGCTGCTGCGTTGTCTACTAGGTTCGGATATGGTCGTCCGGCTGCTTTGGCTTTAGCCTTAGCAGCAGTTTTCTGTGCAGGAGTTAATTTGGTTGATTTCTTCTTTGGGTTCTCTTGATCCCAGAACGCTTTCTTCTTCACCATTTCTCCTTATTAGCATAATTTTTTAACCTAGATATTACTAAGTTTAGGTCATCACCTAATTTGCCAAGTGACGCATTGCACTGTCTACAAAGCGCTCCTCGATAAGATCCTGTTATGTGGCAATGGTCAAGAACTTTGTCATTATTAAATTCTTTAGAACATATACCGCAATTTGTTTCTTGGTTATATTGTTCTATATTTTCTTCAGTAAGTTTTGCGCCTCTGCCTTTCCAGTGATGTTTCTTTGAAACACCTGAATTCCATCTGGTTTTTCCATATTCTGTTTTTATATTATTTACATTATTATGGAAACATTTAGCACAATAACCACTGTTAGATTTTTTCTTAAATGAAGAGTCGCATCCTGTGCATTTCATATTACCACTTTACACGATCAGCCCAGTAAGCGGCTGACATTTTGCCTTTTTGTATATTGGCTTTATGACGTGCTTTGAATGATGCTTGTCTTGCTGTTGGCTTCTTGTCGCCAGTAACGCCTTGTTGTCCGAAGCGGATCGTCTTTACTTGATCGCCCAACTTGGCAACAACCACGTGAGACTTAGTTGGATGGCTTGGTGTTCTCTTAGGCTTGTTAAAGCCTTCAACACCAGCACGCTCTAGACGTGGATCCTTCTTAGCCATCTACTTCTTCTTCTTTGACATACCTGCTTCGCTAAGTGCGATAGCAACGGCTTGCTTCTTAGACTTAACTACTGGACCCTTTTTACCAGAGTGCAGAGTTCCAGCCTTAAATTCTTTCATTACCTTCTTGACCTTGGCTGGTTTCTTATTCATTACTTCTTCTTACCCATCTTCTTAGGCATCATCTTTGCCTTAGCGCCGTATTCCATCTTGCGCTCTTTCTTACCTTCAGTCATTTCGTGCTTCTTCTTAGCAGCCTTTGACTTGTACATTTCACCTTTTGCTGACATTATTTCTTTCCCTTCGGACCTTTGCCGTATCCTGCTTGACCTTTTTTCTTACCGCATCCGCATTTGATACACATTACTTCTTACCGCCTACGCCTGTAGAGATTGACTCATAAGTCATATACTTGCGGTTGCTATCAAACTGCTTGTCAGCTGCTGGGTAGTATTCAGCCTCTTCAACGTTCTTGACAATAACTACTTTTTTGTCCATTTGTTACTCCTTGTATGTGAGGTTAGTTCCATCAAAGGCTTTGCCACCTTCGTTGGAAATTCTGACTGCCGCATCAATATCAGGCTGTCTGGTTGAACGCGGTTCGATACCCTGACGCACTGCGTCGTAGTAGTTACCGAGTTCCTTATCGTGAGCCTTAGCAGACTGGTAGCCACGAGTGGTGGCTTCTCCGGTGCTAAGAGTTAGACCCTGCGCTTTGCAACCAAAGCAAGGGTTGCTACCGCATTTACTGTGGTCTGGGTTTGAATACCATTCAGACTTAAAAGGCGTATCTGAAGTAGTATCGCAATCAGTACATCCATACTTAGAGGCGTACTCGTTGACGTTACCGTCTGTTAAATCGTAAGACCATTCAAGGACTTTAGTTGTGTGATTACATTCCATTAGGCCACCGGTGTTAGGTATTCGCTGTAACCAGCGTCAATAAGGATCTGTGCTTCAGCATCAGTTAGCGTGTAAGCGTGACCACCGAGGTAATAGGTGTCAGCGTTTGCTAGATCATCCTGATAAGGAGTTCTGCTTTCAGTAACGGTAGTACCGTTTACTAGAAGGGTTACTCCACGTGGAACATCTGTAAGAAAAGATGGGATAGCACCTGTGTAAGAACCACCTGCAAGCGGGCGTCCTGCTAAGCGAGCATAGGGATTGAAGTAAGTGCTATCGCACCAAGTTTCATTCTCCCAAGGTGTTACAAGTGTGTATGCCATTGTATTCCTTTCATAAGTGATGGAGGCAGGTTTGACCCTGCCCCCACCGTTGCACTATTAGTTAATAGATGAAGCTGACTCAATGCGATAGAGTGCTGCTTCACGGAGGCGTGCAAAGCCACCCATATAGTACCAACCGATGGTACGGAAGCGACGGAGTGCATCAATCTCTGGACCAATGATGGTAGAGATGTCTTGACCCTGTGCTTCAGCAAGTGCTTCACGACCAGCGATAACAGCCTTGTAGACGTTAACTGATCCTGAGTTTGCAGAGTAAGGCACACGTGGTGTCTCAACTACAAACGCACCTTCGATTACGCCAACTGCACCAGCCACGAATGGTGTGCGGTCTACGTACTGTGTCAGCGCCTGGAATCCGCCAGTGCCTGATTCGGCACGGAGGTCAGCAGCCTGACGTGGGTGTAGGTATGCAGCGTACAAGTCATTGATACGTGGCACAGCCTTGTTTGTGCGAAGCTGAGTTACAGCCTCACGGATATCAGCAACAGCCATAGTCATTGAAGATGTGATGGTGTTGGTTGTTGTAGCAGTTCCTGCGTAGATGACGTTTGAGCCACCTGTGAGAACTGTTGCAACTACAGAGTCAATAGAGTCTGCTGAGTTGTAAGCGATGATGTCAGCAAGTGCTGAGTCAACATCGTTGAAAGAAGTTAGGTTCAACTTCTTAGTTGTTGTTACGGCTGAGCCGTATTCGTTAAGTGTTACAGTAACCTGATTTGGGTTACCCAATGCAATGCTTGATACATCTGATGTTTCTGTCAATGTAGATGTTGCTTGTGCAAGATCTGAATAGATAGAGAACACAACTGATGAACCTGGCATCGCCTGTTGTACTGGCTTGACATCTGCAATCGCACGCATTACCGGGATGCTACGAAGAGCCATACGAACATATTGGTCGTATGCGGTTTTGACGAGGTTGCTAATGTCCGATGTTCCGGTTAAGGAACCTGATGGAATTGCCATTAGGTGTTACCTTTCGTTGTTGTGGAGGTTAGAGTCCAGACTGCCTAATAATGTCGTCCAGTTCTTCCTTGCTGTTAGCGTTCATCAAGCGAGACATAACATCGGCTCCGCGTTCAGGTGACATACCTGCATCTGCGGCTCCGGTCATACGCTTGTAGGCTGCAGCGTCGGCTGGATCTACATTAGGTTGGTTCTGGTTCGACGAGAGTTCAATGCCGAATACATCTGCATTGGCCTCTAGCCATTTAGACACCGACTCTTCAGTTGGGTCAATGTCCTGTGGGATAAATGAAGCGATCTTCTGATTTACCCCGCGAGCTGCGAGGGCATCCTTGATTGTTCGCTCGCGTTGGCCTTTGCTCAAGGTTTCAAACTGGGAACGAAGTTCCTGTAGTTCTTTATCCTTTTGCTTGGCTGCTTTGCGTAGTTGTTTTACAAGGTCATTCGACGAATCGTTTGTGTAGTCATCGTCTTCATCCTCGTACTCGTAATTGGACATAGTCCATCTCCCTATCGTTAGTTGATTTCGTCAGCCTCATATTCCAATGGGGATTGGGTATGGCTCCGACTCCTGGTATTGTTATCACTCCACTAGGCCAGTCGTTCTAGTGGCAGGTCTGTTATAGGTTGCCGGCTCGTTCTCGGCCTAGCGCACCTTGTGCCGCTCCGGATTTACCGCCGAAGGCTGCTTGTTCTAAGCCAACAAGTTCTTGTCGTCTTTTACGAGCAGCAGCTGCGCCTTCAAGATTAAATACTTCTTGTTCGGCTTGCATCTGACCGTATGTAGGGCGGTTATAGAACTCAGCAAGTTGGCTGCCACGTGGTGCAACTTCTGCAACTGTTTGGAATCCAGTCATTGCTTGATCCTTGGTTACACCGTAACCTGCAAGCATCTGTGCTCGTGCCTCTGATGCTGCAATTTCTTCTGGTGTCTTACCTAGGCTTAGCCCTGCAGCTGATGCTGCACCACCGATTTCAGCGGCAGTTACCTTGCGCTGGATATCCTTTATAGCATTAGCGGGATCAAGGGTATAAGCCAAGATATCGCCATTAGTAATACCAGGATAAAACTGCTTAAGAGTTTCAAGTACCTGTGGATTAGACTTTAATACTCGATCTTGTGCGGTAAGAATACGACTTTCAAGTTCCGTATTGCTTACATCGTTAGCAATTAGTTTTTCAAAACCTTCTTGGCGACCTAAATCACCCTTAGTGTAATAGGTAGCAGGAAGACCGTAGTTACGCATTACGTTCTGGTACTGGTCTTCTAGTGCAATATAATCGCCTTCATCAAGAGCCGTTAAGCCTTTCTTAATTCTTTCTGCGTTAGCAGCAAAGCGCTTTTGGTAGGCAGGAGTCTCGCGCAAGCGAAGTGTAAATTCAGAAGAACCAACGCTTGGATCAACAATTAAACCCTTGAGTGGTTCTACTAAAGATCCTAAACCGTACTTTGAAAACTGCTCAAATAGTATGTCGTATGCAGACTGGCGCTTAGAGTTGTCTTGAGTTCCGCCACCGCCACCGCCGCCACCGCCGGTGCCACCACCACCGCCGCTAGGCTCACCATCACCTGTAGGTACAGGCTTAGTTGAGCCGATAGGCACTGAACCATCTGCTGCAATACCTCTTGCGTCTACATCAATCTCTTCACCGCTTTGGGTGACGATTGTTGCTATTGGCAAAAATACTTCAGTAGGTTTTGGAGCAGCCTTGAAGCCGCCTTCATCAAGGCGTGATACGTCTATTCTAGCCATCGTTACCCCTGTAATCCAAAGTCTTTAAGAACGCGTAGAGCAATATCTGATACTTCATTTTTAGCATTATTTGTATATTGCCAACGAGAGTCTTTGCGAAGCGCCTTTTCAAATTGATACAAAGGCATTTCCTTGTCTTGACCTATAGCAGATCTAAGAGTGGGATCGTTGATATCAATAGTCTCTGGGTTAAGTTCAAGGATTGCAGCCATACGGGTCTTGTATGGTTGATAAACTGTTTCTAAGTCAACCCCGGAAGCAACCATTTCCTTAATACTATCGGGCATACCCATAGCAGCAATGGAACGGATACGCTTGTTAATTGTATCTAGGGTTTGACCTGCTTTAAGATCAGCAAGGAAGTTATTAACTTGAACATCGCTAAGGCTTAGCAAATTTGCTCTGGCAAAATCTTTAATTTTCTGAGCCTCAATATCTTGGCTTTCTATCTTACGAGTTGCAACCTCTGATGATAGTTTGCCAAGAGTTGCTAGTTTTCCTAGTTTCTTATCGGCACCGTAGGTACCAGTATTGATAACATCAGTAAGAAGTTGTTCCTCATTAATTCCACCGGTGCGGATACCGTTAGTAGTCTTGTAAGGATTCCTCTTCTGGGCGTCAACAAGAATGGCAGAAAGATCTTTAATTTCTTTTGCAGATGGG